TGAAGATTCTTTTGACAACTTATTTGAAGAGAAACTTGAAGAGTTATTTGCAGATGTACCAGAAGTGGTAAAGCAAATGAACAAGTTCGTTTTAAAAGGTGGGAACATTAATGAGTTTCTTGATACTGTAGCTGTACAGAAAAGTGGAGGGATAAGTGACAAGATGGATTTAGCTGATGAAGCTAACCAAGAATTAATTGTACGCCAAGGATTATCTGATGAAGGTTATGATAAAGAGTATATTGATGCTCAGATTGATTTTCTAAAAGATTCCAAAAGATTAGAAGGTATTGCAGGTACACACTTTAATAAGTGGCAGAAAGCAAATGCAGCTGAACAAGCTCGTATATTACAATCTAATCAAGCTGCTGATAAAGCTGCTAAACAACAGAGAAGAGAATTAAAGAACAAAGTAATTAGTTTTTTAGAAGAGACTGAAGAAGTTTCTGGTTTCTCTGTGACAAGACAAGACAAAAAACAATTACCTAATTACATGTCTGACAGAACTATTAAGTTAGAAAATGGAAGTCAAGTAACAGGTATGCAAAGAGATTTAATGAGAGTTTTAAACAGCCCTACAGGCTCTGTTCAAATAGCTAAATTATTACAAGCTGCCAATGAGGATGGAGTTCTTAGTTTTGAAGAAATCAAACAACAGACTGAATCAAAGGTAACAGAGAAGGTAAGAGATAATGTTAGGCGAAATAAAAAGAGTGTTATATCAGGAGCAGGTTCAAAGAAGACAAAGAAACCTTTAGCATCCTATTTTAATTAAAAATTTAAAAATTTATTTTTATGGCAACGAAAATTAACAAATTGCAGGTAAGACAGGCAAAGTTCAATTCTACTAAAATGACAGACTTGAACCATTGGAGTAACCAATTAGCTATCAAACCAACAGTATTTGAAGCACCAACAAGAGCAATCTTCGCTTCAAAAACTAACAGTCTAAATTTATCTTCTGGTAATGTATTAGAAGGAATCTTTGGGATGGGAAAAACAAAGTACATCGATGACTTAAACTGGTCATGGAAAATGAAAGTTAAAGGATTCCGTCCTATGACTATCATTGAGAACAGAACTTCTGGAAGTACTCCAGGTAAATATCGTGGGGATATCAAAGTATTGGTAGACGTAGATTTATTTGCTATTGGAGAGTCAATTGGACCTGGTTCATCTGACAAATCTCAAGTAGTAACTGTAACAAACAAAGTTAAAGAAGGAGCACGTGGATATGTGTATACCTTAAAAACTTATACTGAAGGTGCTGAGCATTTCATCAACCCTAAGTATTTGAAGCCTGGAACAAAGTGGACTAGAATGTTTACAATGAGAGGTGAAGCTGCAGAGAGTGGATCTCACACTGAGAACTACACTAATGTAGAGTACAAAAACTCATTAGTAAAACTTCGTAAAGAATACAAAGTTACAGATTTTGCTGCACAAGCTGTAGTAGAAATTGCTTTCCAAGATGATGAAGGTGGAGTACACAAGTCATGGATGGATAAGCAAGAAGCTGATTATTACCAAGCAATGAATAAGGAAATGTCTACATTTGCTTTATATTCTCGTTTAGGTGATCAGCCTTTATTGGATCCAGATTCTGGATACCCAATCAACCCAGGTGCTGGTATGGAACAGCAAATTGGATTTGGTGGAAATGTAGAGCGTTATACTACAATGTCTGCTGAATTAATTGAGGCATTCTTCGATAGAATTGTGTACTCTAGAATAAATCCAGGTGATTTAGGAGAAGTTATGGGTCTTTCAGGACACTATGGTATGAAGGAGTATGCTAAGGCATTAGATACTTGGACAGGATCAAAAGCTATCATTAGAGAAAGTTCTACTTTCATTAAAGGTACTGAGGGAATGTCTAACAACTCTTTACGTACAGGTTTCCAGTTTGTTACTTATGATTTACCAACTGGTGGTTCTTTCAAATTAGTACATAATGCGATGAATGATGATAAGTCTATTCACCGTGATATTGATCCTTTAACAGGTGTACCTTTACAATCTCAGCGTGTAACTATCTTAGATGTTACTGGAGGTTCTGGAGACAGCCTTGCTAAAGACAATATCTGTCTAGTAAGAAAAAACAAAGTTTATGGAAGTACACGTATTTTAGGTAGAGTTGGACCTGGTGGAGTTTCTACTGGTGACAGAGCTACTCACTCAGGTGATTACTACGAAGTTCACATTTCAGATTCAATTGGTGTTCAGATTACTGACTCAACTGTAACTGGTGAATTAGTTAAAACTGTAAATGAATAATAAATAAAAATTGAGCATGGTAGATAAAGATTTAAAAATAGAAATCAGACCTATACCAGGAAGGAATGGTATTAAAAGTTTTTCCGAAAACTTAGAGTACTTTTCACAGGCTCACATCTTAGCTCCTTTTGTTAACCCTGTTACGTTGAAATACACAACAGGGTTAAGTAAGGAGGATGTTGAATACTTAACAGAGGGAGGATTTCCTTACGACATAGTAGACACATACAAGAAAGGTGTAGCCCACGACTTCTGGGAAAGTCAAATAGTAAAGGTAGAATTAAGCAATAGTCCAATCTTCTTGTATCCAGGTAAAAATCAAATCGACTTTATAAAATATAAATACTTACTTGTAAATAATTATATTTATAAATCAGAGGATGAGATGAACTCAGGAAGCAAGCCAGAAGCAACACACTATATTTATAATGAGAGTGCAGCGAATAAGATTAAAGCAACAAAATTACAGAAAAGAGATTCATTAATTAAGAAAGTCTCTAATCTTTCTTTGACTAGAAAGAGACAGATTATCTTAATTCTTCTGAATGAGAATACAGATAATAAAGATGAAGATTATTTAACTGTAAGATTTGAGGACATATTTAATAAAAAAGAGTTATCTTTGGAGTTGAGTATGTTATTGGATCAGGACAATCAAGAAATTGCACTGTCAGCTGATATCAAGTCAGCAATACAAAAGAATGTACTTAAACGTACTAAGAACGGAATTTTTTATTTTGAAACCAATTTAGGATTCAATGAGGAGGATGTCAGAAAAACTTTGAGTTCTCCAGATAACCAAGAGGTTTTATTAAGCATAAAATCAAAAATTTAATTTAATCTCAAAATTTAAAAATTATGAAAAATACATTAGCACAAAACAAGCAGCTTTTCAACGTAAAAGCTATTGCAGACTCTAAAACACTTGACGCATTAGCTGATGGTGAATTCGGAGTATTTGCAGAAGGTTCAGAAACAAGTTTAGCAGCAAATGCAGCTTGGAATGACTTACCTGCAAAATTTCGATTTGTATCTAAATTAGATGGCAAAGTCTACTACAGTTTTGACACAATTACAAAATCAAGCATAGCTAACGCAGCTGAGCAAGCATATTCTGCACCAGCAGTAAATGTTTGGGAAGGTGTTGTAGCAAGTTCAGAATGTGATGCAATCACTACAGCGACAATAAAGATCAACCTTGATGAGGAGTCTTTAATGCGTGAGCGTGGTTTATCATGGGTAAATAGTGACTCTTCAGTAGTATCAGCTCCTAACGAGTTAACTGCTGCATGTGAAGTTACAGGAAACCCTGTATATGCTAACCACTTAATAACTCGTGAGTTATTTAAACAAGTGAATGATTCAGAATCTCCATTTTACCTTGCAAAGTGTAAAGTAACTGGTGGAGCTGCATTAGCTGATTTAGCTGCAATTGATGCTCATATAGCAACAAACAAAGCAGTTAACACTGATGAAGATTCAGCTACTGATACAGCAACTCTTACTTTAATTATTGAAGGTAAGCCTGCTGCTGCACGTAACTACAAAGACCTTGACATCAATTACATATTCCCAAGAGGAGTACGTATTACACCTGCTGTACAATTAAATGGTGATGCTGGTCCTTCTATTGAGTTTACAGAAACTCAAGAGATTGCTTACGAAGTTGGAGCTGGAGCTGATTTAAGAGCTGAAGAATTTGAGTGCATGTCATTGTACACAAACTTAAACTTCTTCCCACAGTTATCTGATGGAATTGCTGTTGATGATTTAATTTATCAATTTGAGAATGGTTCAAACTATAATGTTTGTAACTTTGAATTCTCTACTGATAAAGTAAACAGAAATGATGGAGACAAGAGAAACTTTGCTGTATTATTAGCATCTGATAACTCTGGAGTATTTACTGCACTAAAAGCTTTACTTAACGTAAGCACAAGTGTGTAATTAATAAAAAAGGAAAACTGTGACTATTAAAGACATGCATTATGACTTCAAACAGAAGTTAAATAAATTGGACAGCCAACAGTATAGGAATCTTAGGATCCCTGAAATTGATTGGAAACTTAATGAAGCACAGGAACTTTTTGTAAAGATGGTAGCAAAGCCTAGGGGTAATAATCTCCTAGGTTTTGAAACCTCTCAAAGAACAATAGATGACATTAGAGAGTTAGTGTGCCAACATACTGCTCCTATAAACAATAACCTGGTAACATTACCAGTTGACTATTGGTACTTTTTAGGTGCTAAATCTTTAATGAAGAAAGGCATCTGCAAAGATTTTCCAGGTATTATTAAGATAAGACAACATGATGATGAGTTTGAATCAAGCCCATTTGATAACTCTTCTTTTGAATGGAGAGTAGTTAATGGACTTTTTACAAAGGATGGATTAAAGCTTCATACAGATGGTACATTTGAAAATGTAACTATAGTTATGGACTATATTAAAAAATTAAATTATATTCACAATGCCGAAGATTTTAGAGTAGGTGGATATAACTTACCTTCAGGAATTTCTCTGACAGGTAGCGAAGATTGTATATTACCAGATGGTACACACAGAGAGATTGTGGACCTAGCTGTACTTATTACAACAGGGGATCTACAGATAGATGACCAGTTTAAGACAGCAAAAGTTAACTTAAATATACCCTTAAAATAATGATAATAAATTGGTTAAAAATAGATGGAGATGCTGATGTTGTATTGGGCGAAGTTGCTACTAATAGTGGTAATGGTGTGCAATCAATATATGCATGGAACTCTGAGACATATAAAGATGATGCATTAAAGATTGATGTATCTAATAGATTATCTGGTAACACAGCACTAGAGACATTTACAATTAGAGCAGCAGACTTAGGTGTAGATTATATTACTGGTATATGGACATTTGAATTTGTTCCTACCAATAATTCTGAAAGTCCAGTAGTTGGAACACTGGCTAACTTAATACCTTATAATGAGTGTATACTTGCTAAGGCATTAAAAACTGTAGTTAAAGATTGCTCTATACAAGAGGATAATTGTGGCAACGCAAGTGTTCTTTTACAAGCTAGTACTTTACTTGACACATTAAAAACAGCATTGTTGTTTGGTCTTGTAGAAGAAGCAATACAAATACAGAAAGCTTTAGAGGATGTATGTGAAATATGCACACTTTGTCCTGACTATAATCCTTCATTATATTATGATGGGTTTGGTGTTAAAGTTGTTGCAGGTAAACCAGTGACAACATAATGACAAATAATAACATTAACATACTAATAGGGAGTACTAAACAGCAACTTGATAGAAGAATTATTCTTGGAGGTGATGTTAGTACTGAGATGATAGCATTGTTTAATGTAATCCTTAAACAATTAGACTACTGCATTGTACAAGT